CGTTCTTCGCTTGGAACTCTTCGAAAGTGTTCTGAGCTTCGATCTTTGCAGCGGCATCAATCAAGGCAATCTCAGCAGCAGGCAAGCCTTTCGGGTTGTCCTTCTTGTTGAACTTGTTGTCTTTCTTGAGTTGACCAATGTCAGCAGTCAGTTTCAACACTTCGCTGCGAACTTCGACCAGACGGTCAAACAACTCTTGCTCACTCAGGTTGATGCGCTCTACTTGTTCGGTCATTGGATGCCTCCTGTACGGTAGTTGGTGACGGAAGCAGAGGCGTGCATATGCGCACCGATCATGCCATCTTGGGTAGCAGCGAAGCAGCGTGTAGCACCTTTAGCGATACCATAGGAAGCACCAGTGGTCACTTCGTCAATGTTTGCAGCGAGGAAAACGATTTGGTATCCTCTCTCTTCTGCTTGCTTAACCAGCTCTTTGATCTTTGCACCGCTGTATTCAACGGAGGCGTTCTCATGACCATCAGTGAAGATGTTGATGATTGCCTTCTCTACGTTGTCACGTAGCACTTTGGCGAGTGCAGTGCCGATTGCATCGTTCATTGCGGTCATACCACCCGGCTGATACGAATCTTCGGTCAGGTCTTGTACGTCAGCCAGAGGGACTGCATCCAGAGCCAGATGAACCCGATTGCTGAAAGTGTAGAGGGTAACGTCAGCAGCGCCTTCAATCTTACGTTGGTCGGCAATGGTGGTATTGAAACCGCCGATCACATCACTACGAAGGTGGCTCATACTGCCCGATTCATCAATCACGAAAACGATTTGTACCGCATTTGGATTACTCATTGTCTCTCCTTTATGTTTGGTGAAGGCACATCGTACAGACTGTGCCATTTCTTGTCAACATTTAAATCACATCAAATTTCTCATACACAACCCAACCGCCTTCTGTTTCAGGTCCATCGTTGTCGATCACGTAGGCACCGGCCTTGAAGTAGAATGGGAATTCCTTCCACAACTCACTAACAAGTAGTGTTACGTTTGACCCGTTGAGGTATACCTTTAGTCCAGCGGCTGTTGTTTCCAAACCATATTCAAACGAGTCACCTAACGCACAAGGCACCGACAACATCTTAACAGATGATCCTGTAGGAGTGGATCGCACATCAATACGTGCGAAACCATTCCACCATGTAACCATCAGGTATGGATTGGAAGCCTTATGGGCGTGAATCTGACCAACGATAATCTTGCCAGAACTCGGGGCTAACTCAACCCTTACTCTACCTGACATGGCGTGGAGATAACCATCATCTACTGTCCAGTTGTAGGGCTCACCAGAGTTAGGAAGTGTTTGACGACTCTCTGTACGTGGATTAGAGCTACTGCCAGATGTCTCACCTACCACAGAACACCAGTAGTTTGTATGACCTTTTGGGTCTGTCCATACCAAATCTTGTGGAGGCTTTTCAGGGTATAAGTAGACAACCCCATGTGCTGTGATATTGCCAAA